ATACCAGAGGCACAGCAGCGAAAAGATTGGCTCTAAATACATACATGTATTCAAGAGTTCTAAAACATATCAACAGAAAGAATCTAAGAGAAACTATCTCTCTTAGATTCACAGAAATCCTCAATCCAGTGTTCTGGATTGGGGATTCTCTCAAGCCTGAAGTTAGAGAAGCATTGATGAACTTTGCAGAAGCATTTGCTGCTTACGTTGATCTAGATGAAAGAGCGTTAGTTGATGTGTTATTATTAGGTGGTAATGCAGGTTACAACTACACACAATATTCTGACCTAGATGTACACATTGTTGTAGATCCTAAGTTTATACCTGATTGTAATCCAGATTTACTTGATCAATATTATATGGACAAGAAAACACTATGGGAACTGACTCACAACGTCACAATCTATGGTGTCAAGGCAGAACCATACATCGAGAGACCAAAGGTTACACGTAAGAAGAGTCAAGGTGTGTATAGTCTATTGAAAAAAACATGGTTACAAAAACCAGAAAGAATAGAAGGTGAGGTAGAGGAAAAAGAAATAGAAAAGAAAGTAAATACATTCAAACATCAGATAGATACTCTCATAAAAAGTGAGAATGCTGACGGTCTCAAGGAACTTGTCAAAAAACTAAGAGACTCTAGAGGCACATCACTACAGAAGTATGGAGAGTATGGTTTTGAGAACATGGTGTTCAAAGAATTACGGAACCAAGGTTATATTGACAAAGTACGTACAGTTGTGGTAAACTTAAAGTCAAGAAGTCTTTCATTATGATCAAAATTTTATTATTGAAGAACGGTTTGACATTGATTGCTAGGTTGGAGGAGGTTGGTTCGGAGATGGGTGAACCAGATTGTAAGGTGACAGAACCTTTTGAAGTAAAAGGTGAGTTCCTAGAACACTGGCCATCATTCTCTATGCAACGTGAGATGAAGATGCATTCGGATAGTTTTCTTACTATACTAGAACCTGATAAGTCACACTTAGATAAGTATCAAGCACTAACTGCAAAGAACGTTACTGAATGAGATATTATACAAACGTCCAGATGGTCGGGAATGATTTCTTGGTCAGGGGGTATGAAGGTGGAAAAAGTTTTACATCGAGGGAACCATTTCAACCCACGATGTTCGTTCCTAGTAAGAAGAGAACAAAGTATAAGACATTAGATGGTAAGTATGCACAACCTATACAACCTGGTACTGTACGTGAGACGAGAGAGTTTATAAAAACACATCAAGATGTAAAAGGATTTGAGATTTATGGTAACAACAGATATATCTACCAATATATTTCTGAGAAATATCCAGAGACTGAGATAAAGTTTGACATCAAGAAGATGAGTTTGATGACTATTGACATTGAGGTCAAGTCGGAGAATGGATTCCCTACAGTAGAAAAGTGTGATGAGGAGATGCTCTGTATCACATTACAGGATTATGCTACAAAAAGGATACTAACATTTGGTGTTGGTCCTTATCGTCATCAAGATAAAATGGTGAAGTATGTTGAGTGTAATGATGAGTATGATCTACTTCAACATTTTATAAATTTCTGGAGTCATAATCCACCAGATGTTGTGACAGGTTGGAACTGTCAGTTATATGATATCCCATATCTTGCTAAGAGGATTACCAGAGTACTTGGTGAGAAGGTTATGAAGAAACTATCTCCTTGGGGTCTTGTAACTCATGAAGAGATTTATTTAATGGGTAGACCACATCTAATGTATGATATTGGAGGTGTAACTGTCCTTGACTACATGGACTTATACAAGAAATTTACATACAAGGCACAAGAATCATATAGACTTGACTATATTGGCGAAGTAGAACTAGGTCAAAAGAAACTAGACCACTCTGAGTTTGATACCTTCAAGGACTTTTACACTAAGGGATGGAATAAGTTTGTAGACTATAACATCCAAGACGTTAGATTGGTTGACTCCCTTGAGGAGAAAATGAAATTGATTGAACTCGCTATCACCATGGCATATGATGCCAAGGTAAATTTCACTGATGTGTTCTATCAGGTTCGTATGTGGGATATGATAATATACAATGACCTAAAGAGAAAGAACATTGTTATACCACCTAAACAAGAACAAGATAAGAGTGAGAAGTATGCTGGTGCTTATGTAAAGCAACCTAAACCTGGTATGTATGACTGGGTTGTATCTTTTGACTTGAATTCTCTTTATCCTCATCTTATAATGCAGTATAATATCTCTCCTGAGACTTTATTAGATCAGAGATATCCTTCTGTTAGTGTAGATAAACTACTCAATGAGGAGGTTGATCTATCTGATCTAGAAGACGTTACTGTATGTCCTAATGGTGCTATGTTCACCACTAAGAAACAAGGATTTTTACCCAAACTAATGGATAAGATCTACGGTGAACGTGTTGTCTTCAAGAAGAAGATGATTGCTGCAAAGAAAAAGTATGAGAAAACACCTACGAAGGCTCTTGAAAGAGAGATCTCAAGATGTAACAACATCCAGATGGCGAAGAAGATTCAACTTAACAGTGCTTATGGTGCTATTGGTAATAATTACTTCCGTTATTATATGTTGGCAAACGCTGAAGCTATTACTCTCGGAGGGCAATTTAGTATTAGGTGGATCGAAAACAAGATGAATAAGTACATGAACAATGTACTAAAAACTACAGGAAAAGATTATGTTATTGCTTCAGATACTGATTCTATTTACTTGCATCTCGGTCCTTTGGTCGAGACTGTATACGAGGGGAGAGAAAAGACTACTGAGGGCATCGTTTCGTTCATTGATAAGATCTGTGAGATGGAATTTGAAAAATATATTTCGGATTCTTATGAAGCGTTGGCCAAGTACGTAAACGCATACGAACAGAAAATGTTTATGAAGCGTGAGACGATTGCTGAACGTGGAATATGGACTGCTAAAAAACGCTACATACTCAATGCATGGGATATTGAAGGAGTTAGATTTGCTGAACCCAAATTGAAAATGATGGGTATCGAAGCAGTCAAGTCATCTACACCTGCACCTTGTAGGAAGATGATCAAAGAAGCTTTGAATATTATAATGAATCAAAGTGAAGATGATGTCATCAAGTACATTGATACTAAGAGGAATGAATTTAGGAAGTTAGATCCTTCTGAGGTTGCTTTCCCTAGATCATGTAATGACGTTGTAAAATACAAAAGTAATCTATCAATCTATGCCAAGGGAACTCCAATACATGTTAGAGGATCTCTTCTTTATAATCACTACATCAAGCAGCATAATTTAGAGGCAAAGTATAGTGCAATCAACAACGGTGAGAAGATAAAATTCGTATACCTTGCCAAACCTAATCCCATACACGAGAATGTTATATCATTCATATCAGATTTTCCTGTGGAATTAGGATTGGCGAAGTACGTTGACTATAATCTCATGTTCGAGAAGTCTTTCTTAGAACCACTCAAAGCAATTTTAGATGCTATTGGATGGTCAATAGAAAAACATGCTACACTAGACCTCTTCTTTGTTTGATGCTATAATACAAGCATCTATTATTTCACATGGATTTACCAGTAAACGACAAAGAACTCGCCACTATTGTTAGAGCATTGACTCTAGGTGGTGATACTGCATTGTATCAAAAACTAAAGTTGGTCAAAGAAACAAGGGATGAAAATCCTGGCGGTCCTTACAAAAAAATTCTACGTGAGTCACACGGGATGGTAATATGATTTTTGAACAGGTGAGTCTTGTAACTGGTGGGTTTGATCCCATACACTCAGGACATCTTCGTTATTTTGAAAGAGCAAAGGACTTCTCAGATTATCTAATTGTAGGTTTGAATGGTGATCCTTGGTTGAAGAGAAAGAAAGGTCAATACTTTCAGTCATGGACTGAGAGAGCAGACATCATACGTCACTTAGACATGGTTGATGCTGTTATATCTTGGGATGATGAAGATGATTCTGCATGTGGTGCTATTGCGAAGTGTTTAGATATCGCTGACACTGTTATCTTTTGCAACGGTGGAGATCGTGGTAAAGAAAATACACCAGAGTTGCTTAAATACCATGATGAGCCTAGAATAGAGTTTCATTATGGTATTGGTGGTACTGACAAAGTGAATAGCAGCAGTTGGATATTACACAATTACTTCAACAGACAACGTAAATTATTAGGTATTTGAAATGGACTTTTTAAAAGACATAGTAAAAGAAATTGGATCAGACTACGCACAAATCGCATCCGATAAAGAAGTTAGCGACACGTTTATCGACACAGGATCATATATCTTTAATGGATTGGTGTCTGGTTCCATTACTGGTGGGGTATCTAGTAATCGTATTACTGCTATCGCTGGCGAAACCTCTACTGGAAAAACTTACTTCGCCCTCGCAGTTGTCAAGAATTTTTTGGATACTAATCCTGATGGTTACTGCTTATATTTCGACACTGAGTCTGCTATCAATAAAGACTTATTAGAGTCTCGTGGTATAGATACTAAAAGAATTGCTATTGTTGAAGTAGTTACCATAGAAGATTTTCGTGGTAAAGCATTGAAAGCAGTTGATATGTATTTGAAAACACCTACAGAAGATCGCAAACCTTGTATGTTTGTGTTAGACTCTTTAGGTATGCTTTCAACAGAGAAAGAAATTAGAGATGTACTGGACGATAAACTAGTCCGTGACATGACTAAATCTCAACTGGTGAAAGGTGCATTTAGAATGCTCACTCTCAAATTAGGTCAAGCAAATGTCCCACTCATTGTCACAAACCATACGTATGATGTCATCGGAGCTTACGTACCAACTAAAGAAATGGGAGGGGGTTCGGGACTCAAGTATGCAGCGAGTACAATCATTTATCTCAGCAAGAAAAAAGAGAAAGATGGAAAAGAAGTCATCGGAAACATTATCAAGGCAAAGACTGTCAAATCGAGGTTGAGTAAAGAGAATAAAGAAGTAGAGATACGTCTTTATTATGATGAAAGAGGTCTTGACAGATACTATGGTCTTTTAGAACTAGGAGAACTTGGTGGTCTGTGGAAGAATGTTGCAGGTCGTTATGAAATACATGGTAAGAAAATATATGCAAAAGAGATATATAAGAATCCTGATAAGTATTTTACTCCAGAAGTCTTGCAAGCATTAGACGAGATTTCTCAAAAACAATTTAGTTATGGTGAATGATGACAGAAAGAGTACCACTGACGATACTCAAAAATCTACTTCATAATGAACAGTTTACACGTAAGGTCTTACCTTTCGTACAACCTGAGTACTTTGAAGAAAGATCTGATAGAGTTATCTTTGAAGAGATCTCTACGTATCTAAAAGACTATGATGGTCTTCCTAGTAAGGAAGTACTTCACATTGAAATAGAAAAGAGAAGTGATCTCTCAGAAGATGAGTTCAAATTATCTGGACAACTTGTAGATTCATTAGATTCTACAGATTCAAAACATGAATGGATACTTGACACTACTGAGAAGTGGTGTAAAGAACGTGCCATATACCTAGCACTGATGGAGTCTATCAAGATTGCTGATGGACAAGATGATAAACAACAACCTGATGCTATACCGCATATACTATCAGATGCACTAGCAGTTGGATTTGATCAACATGTTGGTCATGATTACATAGATGATTCGCAAGATCGTTATGCTTACTATCACAAAGTTGAAAACAAATTACCATTTGATCTTGAATACTTCAACAAGATTACGTCAGGTGGACTCTCTGATAAAACTCTCAACATTGCTCTTGCTGGCACTGGTGTTGGTAAGTCTTTATTCATGTGTCATGTTGCCAGTTCTTGTCTTACACAGGGTAAGAATGTTTTATACATCACTCTTGAGATGGCAGAGGAGAAGATTGCAGAAAGGATTGATGCAAATCTATTGAATACAAATATTCAAGACATATCAGATCTACCTAACAAGATATTCACTAAGAAGATTGATAAAATTGCTGCAAAAACAACAGGTAAATTGATTATCAAGGAGTATCCTACTGCATCAGCACACAGTGGTCACTTCAAAGCACTGTTGCAAGAGTTGAAGTTGAAAAAATCTTTTGCACCTGATATAATATTCATAGATTATCTAAACATTTGTGCTTCATCACGTTATAGAAGTGCAGTAAACGTCAATTCTTATTCATATGTCAAAGCAATCGCTGAAGAACTTAGAGGACTTGCTGTTGAAGCAAGCATACCAATCTTCTCGGCAACGCAAACTACAAGGTCTGGCTTTGGTAGTAGCGACCCTAATCTTACTGACACTTCAGAAAGCTTTGGTCTTCCAGCTACTGCTGATCTTATGTTCGCTCTGGTCAGCACCGAAGATTTGGAAAACCTTAATCAAATAATGGTCAAACAATTGAAGAACAGATACAATGATCCTACAATCAACAAGAGATTTGTTGTGGGTATTGATCGTGCCAAGATGAGACTATATGATTGTGAACAATCTGCACAGGAAGATATAGTTGACGATGAAGAGATAGTAGAGTATAATCAAAAGGAAGAATCCAAAGCAAAATTTAATGACTTCAAGTTTTGATAAGTATACCCGATTTGTTAACAGTGTTACAAGCAGAGAATCTAAAGACTCCGACGCTTTTATTTACCGTCTACAAGAGCTTGGTGGCGATGTCGCTATTCAACGCCTTCTTACTGCTAGTGTTGGTATTAGTGCCGAATCTGGTGAGTTTATGGAAATTGTTAAGAAGATGATATTCCAAGGTAAACCATGCACCGAAGATAATCTAGAGCATTTGAAGATAGAACTTGGTGATATATTGTGGTATGTTGCACAAGCATGTATGGCATTAGAGATATCTTTTGAAGAGGTTGCTGATAAGAATATAGATAAGTTGTCAAAGAGATATCCTGACGGACACTTTGATTCATACTATTCAGAGAACAGAAAGAAAGGTGACAGATAACTATTGCTTTACATCAATAAAAATTGGTGACAAGTATGATGCAGAGTATGTAAACAAACTCTATAATATGGTACGTCTACAATCAGATGTACCATTTTTTTGTTTTACAGATAATACTGATGGGTTGAACAAAAATATAGAAACCATTGACATGGATGTCACTGAGTATCAAGATTGGTATAGGTGGTGGCCAGCGTGGTGTAAGATATTGATGTTCAATCATCTGCATGAGTTTGATCGTAAAATATTTTTTGATCTTGATGTTATTATTCATGGTGATATAACACCCATACTAGAACATGATGAGAATTTTTCCCTTGTATATTCTAAGTGGAAAGGAGTGAAGTTCAAGATAAAAAATAAAAATAAATCTATGTACAATTCAAGTTGTATAGTGTGGAAAGATAATAGGGATGTATATGAATACTGGAATATGAATGCAAAACATTTTGTATCTTTGTATGGTGGTACAGATGACTTCTATCACAACGAAAAGATACCAAGAACTGCTCTACCATTAATTTTTTATTCTTATCGTGATGGTGCTAAACCTGATCAGTTGAGAAGTTTTTTGATAAGAGAAGATCATTCTGTTGCTATCTTGCATCAAGAACCTAAGAACCATACTCTCAATGAAGATGAACATCCTATAATAAAATATTGGGTATAAAATAAATACCTCCATGACGGAGGAATTATGAGTGCAGCAACCGAAAGACAAGAGAATGTCTCAAGGTTATTCTTTGAGACATTTTTGAATGCTAGTGGTGACTTGACCACTTTCCAACAAAACGAATTAGAAAGATTATCATTTGATAGAGTTGGTGGGATATATCCCAATGCACCACAGAGATGGAAAGACAATTACTACAAACAAATTACTGCTATAGGAAGATACTTTACAGTAAAAGGATTTACTAGAGGTGGATGGACATTCTCTAGGGGTAATGGGATGATGGGATATTTGAATAGTGTGGCACAACAAAAGTGTGGAGTATCTACATTAGATAACTGGAATCCTATGGATATTTGTGGTGTAAAGGTAGGGTCGGACGGTATAATAAGACAGACATTAGATGCTATGTGTATAAATCCAACTACTAATGATCAGAGACAAGCGAATAGAGACATTCTAAACTCTGTGATGGTGGAAATGGTAGAGGCAAAAAAATTACTTCCTATATCACTCAAGTACATAGACACAAATGAGAAACCTAACTTTGAATTGAGTCCTGATCTATCAGATCCAGCTAGAAATGCAAGAAAGAGACATGTATGGAAGTGTAAAGATATGACATGTGATTTGGAATGGGATGTCAACGCTCGTGCATGGAGAAATGCACAAGAAATATCTTGGAAGATGGTAGATGATGGTAGTTCTGGTAGAAAAGCAATGACTATAATAATACAGGGAAGATCATTCATTGCAAGATCGGCAAGAGAGAAACCACAGCATGAAGGAACACCTGAAGGTGCAGGTGCTAAACTAGGTAAAGCTGCTATTACAGAACTAGAAAATTTTCTAACTGCAATAGGAGTTACTAATCCTGTACCTGGTAAACAACTTACATCTCATCCACACATACCTAAGGTAGGTGAATCATGGGAACCTCATAAAGCATATTGGGTAAGTAAACAATCAGCACTAGCATCAGCAAACATAGGTGGTTCTGGTATAACGTTCAATTCACCTGGTGCATATGGAGGTGAAGATGGTGATAAAAAAGGTTTTGCTGCTGCTTTAGATGCTGCATGTAAAGCAGATGATGAAGGGTTGAGCACTGCTGCTGATTCTAAAGTACCTGCAGGTAACAGATTATGTGCTAAACTATGGGGGTTAGAATGGTTGAGTACCTATCAGACAATATATTCTCAAGGTAAGTGGGATCCTTTCATGCATCAAATGTTATATGCATGTAAGAAAGAATTGCCAGGTATGGGACCGTTTATCAAAATAGCAGGTCTATGAATAAACAAAAAATAGATGACAAGTTTATCGACGCATTAGTAATGGAATACACTTACAAAAAGCGTAGAAAACAACTTGAGGATTATGAAATAAAAGAGTTTATGCGGTTTTTTATTATCTTTACTGAGACTGATGATAAATATAAACAAATGCAGACTTCTGGTCTAAAATTTATTCATCGTAATCGTAAAGAAATTTACCAAAAAATAAGTGAAGCAGTTCCTAACATTCATAACCGAGGCAAGGGTTACCAAAGCATCCTCTCAAGCAAAGAGATTGGGTCTGGTAGGTGACGGTCATGGTGACTGGTATGACAAACAAGGTAATCTAAAGGCTAAAACTGTCGGTGGTGAACTAAAAATGTTCACTGGTAGAGAAAGACAGGATGATGCAGTGGTTGATAAACCTGCTGCACAAGGATCGATAGCACCTAGATCTACTTTTGCTAAAGATATTGTAAGTAACTTAGGACTCACACCACCATCTGCACAAAATGGTGATGGTGCAGGTTCTCAAATGGGTGGTGGTCAACCATCATCTGCTATATCACAGGCAAAATCATCTGGTCCTCTAACAATTGCTTTTGATAAGTTTGATAGTGATGAGGTATCTAATAATATTATTGCTGCAGTAGAAGAACTATCACAGGGTGGCGTATATTATATCTTCCCAAGTAGAGATCAAGATATAGATGAGTTGAAAATAATGTATCCAGATATCAGTGAGTCAATTATTGATGATAAGAATGCTGAGACAATATATGATGTGTTACAGTCTTTATATGAAAACGGTTTTGATGCTATTAATATTGTAGTAAGAAGATCAAGAGCAAAAGCAATTACCGATTTAGCATATGAGCAGAACGGTCAGATGTATCAGTATACTATGCTCAATGTTATCCCTGTAGATGAGAAGTCTATTAGGGAACAGTATCTTGCAGGTGAGGTATTTAATATAGGATCCGAGATAGAGTGGGGAGATAGATGTGGAAAGGTAATTAGACGAGGTGCAAACCATCTTATATGTGTTGATGAAGAAAAAGAAATGTTCAGATGTTGGATATCAGAAGCAAAAGAAACTTCCACTTTTCATTTACCAGTAGAATTTTGACTAAATAAATAACATAAGACAAAGAATACGTGTGACCATGTTTGAAGAGCAGAATCCTTGGGCGAGTACATTTAGAGACTTACGTAGCGTTCATCTCGATGAGAAGAAGGCAAAGAAGGACTATGATGGTGATGGCGATACAGAGTCAAGTTCAAAAGAACATGCTGGTGTGGTGCACAATGCTATACAGAAAGCTAAGGGTGGTAAAGCAGATGGTAAGGACACAAGAAAGGAAGAAAAAGTAGTAGAAGGTAAGAAAGGACTATGGGATAACATTCATGCCAAGAGAAAAAGAGGTGAAGCACCTGCAAAGAAAGGTGACAAGGATTATCCTAAGACATTGAACGTAGAAGCAATGTCTTCATATGATAAGGCAAGAAAGGCAGCAGCAAGGAGAGCAGCAGATAGGAATGCAAAGAGAAGACGTGGTGAGATGGGTGGTAACATGGAAAGAGAAACCTATACAAATGAAGCTGGAAAAAGAATGCATCATAAAGGATATACAGCAGAGGACTTACAAGTAAATCATATTGACGGTAGTAAAACTGAAATCTATGACATCATAAAGGCACCTAAGATGCCAGATGCCAGAGAAATGATGGAAGGTAAGATGAAGCAAGCACGTAAGAATGTGGGTGCTGACACTTGTTGGGATGGATACAAGGCAAAAGGAACTAAGATGAAAGGTGGTAAGGTAGTTCCTAACTGTGAAAAAGAAGAAGTAGAAATAAATGAGATCGATGGTAGCAAGTTAGGTATTGGATTAGCTACAGGGGTAGCTACTGGTGGTGCTGCTCTTATAAAGGGTACTATTGATGCTGCTAAAGGATTGAAAAAGAAAATAAATCAGAGGTTGGGGAAGGAATCCTACTCTAACTGGAGAGAAGATTTTGTCTGGGAGGCACCAGCAACAAAAAAAGATCCGAAATTGGATGTAAAGGAGTCAGGAGTAAAGAATAAGATTGAGGTCAACCCTGAGGTCAAGACCGAGGAAAAAAAAAAATATAGCTAAAACTTCTCCACTTATAAGTCGTGTCCATAATTGGTCAAAGACGAAGGTAGAAGAAGAAGTTGAAGTACTTGATGAAAAGATTAGTGCTTCTGGATATGCTCGTGCTAAGAAGTATAGAGAAGATCAAGCAAGGGAAAAGGATAGAAAAGAACAGGAATACTTTAGACAAAAAGCTAAGACTCATAAGTGGGATGGTGAGAAGTGGAATAAGAGGGAAAATGTAAAAGAAGAAGTTGTAAATGAAGTTAGTAAAAAAACTTTAGGTAGTTACGTCAAGAAAGCATCCACACAAATGGCAACAAGTGCTATGAAGGGTGACTATAAGAAGATGAAGAAGAGACACAAAGGTGTATTAGATGCGAGTGATAAACTTGCAAAGGAAGATTATCATTCAGGACAAGGTGAGAAGGTTGTTGCAAGAACCAAAAAGTACATGGAGAAGAAGGGGCAGAAAGGTGCACCTGGTTTGGATGCAATGAAAGCACGTACCGCAGATCATAAGGCAAAGCGTGGTGTGAAAGAAGAAGCAGTATCGGAAAATTTTCTAAAAGATATCGTAAAGAAACTTAATCAGAAACGTATTGATAACGCTGCTCAAAGAAAGTTATTCCAACAAAATAATCCTGGTGGTAACATAACTAAGTCACAGCATATGCAAAATATAAGAAATGCAGGTGGTGACCCATCACACATGATGCAGAAGAATTCATATGAACCAGAGGGTGAGCAACTTGATGAACTCACAATGAAAAAAGATAAGAAGATTCCTCTTGGACAAAAAAGTAATCCATATGGAAAAAGAGCAATTGCAAAGATGATTATCAAAAGTTTTGCTGAAAAGCAAAGAGCAAAAGCAGGGGTAACAAAAGAGGGAACATCATACGGTTTATATAAAGGATCAGGTAAACCATCAGGTGCTATGGCAGCGTTTACTAAGAAGAAGGAAGAAAAAAAGAAAAAAGAAGAGACTGTAAAAGAAGCAAAGGTTGATAAGTTAGTACCAGATCATAAGAGATCGGGTAAAAGACTTGATCGCTACGGTAACCCTCATGGATCACTAGCACTTGGTGGTGGTATTCAGAGAGATAGAAGAGCAGACCATGCAGATCGAAGAGGTAAGAAGACTAAAGGTGTAGCAAAGGAAAGTGTAAAGTATTACAGTGGTCAGGATAGAGATCCTAAAACTGGTCTACCTAAAGGACTAAAGAGTTCTGGTGGATCTAAGAAAGAAAAACCTATGACAGGTGTTGACTATAGTAATATTCAAGCAAGTTACCAACCAAAGTTTAGTGTCTTTGATGAAGCTGCTGATCGTAAGATGGGTAGAGCAACTGATCAACAACTTGCTGATGCACATAAGAAGTTCAGTGGTATGGATCAGTCATCTCCAGCTAATGCTCATATGACTAAGAGAATTACAAAGGAGATGAACAGAAGACAGAAGGCAGCAAAGAAAAAAGTAGATGAGGAAGTAGGTGTTTCATCATCTGTTTCAATGATGAACGCAAGAAAGGAAGCAGAACTACAGAGAAAGGAAACACTAGCAAAGAAAAAGAAGGGTGTAAAGGAGCATCATCAGAAGGATTCTAATGGCAAAGTCATCGAGCATGGTGATGGATCACCTAGTTCTATAGATGAGGCAACTCGTCTAAAAAAAGAAAAGGGTTATGATAAAGGTGGTACTAAAAAACCATCAGGCAACAAGCAAAAAGATGCAGCATTATCATTTGTTCTTGATAAAATCAAGAAAGAGCATGGTAAAGGTGCTGTAATGAGAAGTGGTAGCAAACAACAGAAGAAATCTAGGGGTGCTAAGTCCACTGCAGGTACAGGTAAGTACAAGAAGATGTCTGATGACAGAACTCAACTCAAAAAAGATGCCAAGGAGATGGGTTATGGTAGTAATACAAAGGGATACATAGAAACCAGAGCACGTCATGGCAGCAAGGAGAACATGAAATCAGGTAGAGGATTAGGATCATGAGTTTATCAGTCCCTATAGGTCTGAAAGAAAGTGACCAATTCAAACCAAGTTTGAAGGATGAGATACTAAAGTCTGCTGACAAAAAATATAGAAAGGCTAAGTCATTCAAAAAATTCCGTTCAGATCAAGCTAAATCAAATCTGAAGAGAGGTGAGGTACGTAAGTTAGTCAATGGTAAGTGGGTAAGTAATAAGAAAGAAGAGGTGGAAATAGTACAAGAGAAGTCTGCTGCATGGCAACGTAAGGAAGGTAAGAACAAGAAGGGTGGATTGAATGAGAAGGGTAGGAAGTCTTACGAACGTGAGAATCCTGGCTCTGACTTGAAAGCACCACAACCTGAGGGTGGTCCTAGGAAGAGATCATTCTGTGCTAGGATGGGTGGTGTAAAAGGACCGATGAAGAAACCTAACGGTGAACCAACTCGGAAAGCGTTAGCGTTGAGAAAGTGGAAGTGCTAACGCATATATAATACACATTACAAATATTATTATGACAAAGTTTCTACTCCCTATTGCTATTAATATCATAGACAAAGCAGTAGACAAAATCCCAGAAGACCTAGAGGGTAAGATCAAAGAGTTCTTGATAGGACTACTTAAAAAGGCTGCTGCCAAATCAGGCAACAAAGTAGATGACCAACTAGTCGAAGCACTAGAGAAGGCACTGCTTGAATAAATAAAATTACGAAAACAGGACAGAAATCAAATGGCACCACTATGGGGAGCGACAGACTCTGATGAGTCAAAGCCTAAGAATTTGACCACGGTTGAGAAGAGGGATGTCTTCGCCAATGATAGTGGTTGGGTAAGAACACCAGGTACTATACTTACTGGAAATGACAATACCGATGCAACACCAGAGGTGTTGGTAGCAATCGGAGGACTAGCAACAAGTCTAGGACAAGCAACTATATCATCAGTTAGATTTAACACTACTGCAGTGGATGCATCAGCAGGGGGAACTCTAGCTGTTGTAGTAGAATTTAACGAGAAGGTTACAGTAGCGACTGCTGCACCTCTTATGGTTGTCACAAATAGTAAAGCAGGTGGTGGTAGTGCTTCTAACTTCACTCTTACTATGGATGGAACACTTCCAGTGACCAATGATACTCTTACATTCTCTACCACATTGACTGGTGGTGACGGTAAGCAAGAGGAAGACGACGTATTGTCTGTTGGAGCACAATCAATTAATACCAACGGTGGAACAGTCGTTGATACTATAGGTGGCGGTAACGCTGAGATGGCAATTAGTGCTGCTCAAGGAACTGCTGCTGGAACTATTACAGTTGTAGCATAATGTAAATGAAATTTGATGAATTGAACGAAGAGAATCATCTCTTCTTTGCTATTAAACACTATGAAAATCCATGCTTCTACGATGGAAGACTTTGAGGAAGATCTAAAAAGATTCAAATACATCAAGAGACTTTTGAAAAAGTATGTGGTTTCAGGAGAGTTGAAGCATCACCTCATTCTGAACCACCTTATCATATGTTTCAATGTATTTGGTGAAGGAACAGTACCTCTCCTTTTTTATAAGATAGAGAAGGAGTACTGGTCTATATTGAAAACATTTTTATTATTTCTGAATAGGATACCAGACTTTCCTAAGACTGGTCTTGATTCTATACCAGTACATAAAGAAGCAAATGTTATTCTAAACTCTATCTAATGGACGAGTCCAAACTCAATAGAATAATGAATATGATTCGTGAGGACATACCTACGAATAATATTTCTAGTGGTAATATAGAACCTGCTACTGAGTTAGGTGATGACCCTATTGTAAGGAAGAAAAAGAAGAAGAAGTATGCATACTTAGGTCCTAGATCTCGTAAAACATGGATGCCTGATAAATAGATTGGTAGTATTAAGACCTAGTAGTGGACAATAATAATAACGTCAATACAGCACTGCTGGAAAGATTAGAAAAAATAGTTGAGTCTTTACAGGATAATTCTGTAAAGATGGGTAACCTTTTGTCAGTTCATAATGAGAAATTAGACAAACAGGACAGGATCGATGCAGTTTTATTTGAAAAAATCGACTCATTACATAGAGAAGTTAATAGACAAAGCACAGAAATTAAGAATGGGTGTGAGAGGGATATTAAATTGGTTGATGAGCGTCTTAGACTCATGGAAAAGAAAATGTGGTCTATTTTTGGTAGTCTTGCTGTTATATCTTTCTTGGTTAGTCCAATCGGACAAAGATTTCTTAGACAAGGATTGACTACACCAGAAGTATCTGCTATAATTCAAGAGAACTAAGTCTCGTGGAATGCTTTTTATTGATTCAAAATATATTGGGTTGGTATCGGCACGTCTAGAGAAGTTTAAGCGTACAAAAGATAACTTATATAATTTTAGATGTCCTTTCTGTGGAGATTCTAAAAGGAATAAGAATAAAACACGAGGTTACCTCTTCCAAAAGAAGGGTGACTTTATTTTTAAGTGTCATAATTGTGGAGAGTCAAAGTCTTTCTCTTTATTTTTGAAAGAGATTGATCCGACTCTTCATGGTCAGTACACTGTAGAGAAGTATAAGGTAGGTCTTACTGGCAAGGGCAAGTACACTGAGGATCCTAAGTTTACCTTCAAGAAACCTGTCTTCAAGAAGAAGATAAACCTACCTAAAGCATCTACAAATCCTAGAGCAAGTGACTATTTGAAGAAGAGAAAACTGAATCCAGTTAACTTTTTCTATGCAGATAGGTTCAAACATTTTTGCAATACTGTCAAACCAACATTTGAGAGTACGAAGAATGATCATGCAAGAATAGTCTTGCCAATGTATGACAAGGATGGTGGACTAATTGGGTTCCAAGGACGTGCTTTACAGAGTTTCGTTACACCTAAATATTTGACCATCATGTTATCTGAAGATTCACCAAAACTATATGGTCTTGATACAATCAATGAAGAAAAACCTATCTACATTGTCGAAGGACCGTTCGACTCAACCTTCGTGGAAAACTCGGTTGCTATGTGCGGTTCCGATGTTGATATTCGGACGTTTGGTTGGAGCAATTATATTTGGGTTTTTGATAACGAACCTCGTAACAGAGAAAACATTGGTAGAGTCTCCCGTACCATCGATAAAGGAGACAAAGTAGTCATCTGGCCTAGTGATATATCTGAAAAAGATATCAATGATATGATATTAGCTGGACGTGACGTTCAAAATCTGCTAGAATCTAACACATACATCGGGTTAGAAGCAAAATTAAAACTACAAACTTGGAAACGAATATGAGCAACGGTCTCAAAGTACAAAAAAGAAATGGTTCTATTGAACCATTGGACTTAGAGAAAATGCATCTCATGGTTGAGAAAGCATGTAACGGATTGGCAGGTGTCTCTGCTAGTCAGGTAGAAATTCAATCAGGAATACAATTTTATGACGGTATTAGTACATCAGAAATACAGGAGATACTCATTCGCTCTGCGAGTGATCTTATTGGTTTGGATAACCCTAACTATCAGTACGTTGCTGCTAGACTTCTTCTCTTCTCCCTACGTAAACAACTATATGGTGTAACAGAAGATCATCCTCATATCATGAAGCACATTCAAAAGTGTATAGATGTGGGTGTATATGATTCTGGAATTTTAGATAAATATGATGAGAATGAAATATATAAGATTAATAGTTGGATAGATTATGATCGTGATTATTTGTTTACCTATGCAGGTCTAAGACAAGTAGCAGACAAGTATTTGGTACAAGATAGAAGTAGTGGATCAGTATACGAAACTCCACAACAAATGTATATTATGATTGCTGCAACTATTTTTGCAGAGTACCCCAAAGACACAAGATTACTTTACGTTAGGCAGTATTATGACGCAATCTCAAGACACAAAATCAACATCCCCACCCCCATCATGGCAGGGGTCAGGACACCTATTCGTCAATTTGCATCTTGTGTTCTGGTTGATGCTGATGACACCCTCGATAGTATCTTTAGTAGCGATATGGCTATTGGCAAATATGTCGCACAACGTGCTGGTATCGGCATTAACGCAGGTAGAATCAGGGGCATCAACAGCAAAATCCGTGGTGGAGAAGTTCAACACACAGGTGTGGTCCCCTTC